TGGCTTCAGAATCGCCATTTTATCAGGTGACCAGACTTGTGCCAATCTCAGAGCTAACCCGTAGGCGAACGCCTCCATCCACAAATAGGGTATTTCGACTTGTTGGCCATTTTGCAAGTTAGAATCTTGGAGGCGGCGGACCCTGTAGTATTTGAGGTACTGAGCGCTTGTCCCATCCGGAACGGGCCACAAGGTAATAGTCGGGGACAAGAGACGGTCAAACCAGTAAGTGGTCGTGAATCCCTGCTGTTCTTTATTGGGATACGAAGCGTACTCCGTACGAGACACCGGCATAATGATTCGGTCGATCGGTTGGGATTGACCATTATCAATCTCCATATACGCGTCAAGAATCATTACAGTATTGGCGTCGACGTTATAAGTCGCCTGACCCTGCACCAAAGGCACAGAGATCAGATCAACCGCCCAAAGGTTTACGCCCTGATTTGACCAGCGAGCAAGCATCATGTTTGCCGCCATTCGGGCAGCTTCCATATGCTCCTGAAGCACTGCTGTGTTCCGAACGCCAATGAGATTATAAGCGTAAAGCGTAATCTCACCCAAGCCCGGATTAAACGTGTACGTGCCGCTCGTTGCCATCTGACCCTCTTAGGTGCTGGCGTCATTCTTGACCAGAAGAATAATGAACATTGACGAGCAAGCGTTGTTCGCAGCATCGCCAACAGCCTGTGCCTCAATCGTCGTTTTTTCAGGCACAACAAGGGGGTACTCAAACGCATAGTCCGCCGCGCTATTGTTGACGGTGACCACCGCAGCAGTGAGACGGATATTGTTGGTCCCGCGCGTCATGAGGCGACCCGTCACAGCGTTTGACCCGGAAACCTGACCGGACGAGAACAGCCCCTGAGATATATAGGCCGTGTACCCGGCAGGAACCGTGTAGCTCCCGGTAACACGCGCGTTATAGTCAAACGCAATAACGTCATAGATCGTAGCGGGAACGCCTGCCGTGACGGTTCCCGTGCCGAAATAGATCGTTCCCGCAGCCGTATTGCCTGAGCCCGCCGTCCGCACATAGCAGTTATTAATATGCAGATACGACCTCGTTGTTGTTACCGCAGTCTGTCCGTTCAGCGTGACAGTCTCGCTAATCACGTTATAGTTCGCGTCCAGCCCTTCAAGATAGACGGTACGAGCACCCGTTCCCGCAGACGTGTCCGCAGCATTGCTAGAACTAACCGAAAGCTGCAAAGCAGTTGCAGGAAAAGTAAGAATGCCGCCCTGAGGCCAAACGGTTTCAACCGCTGTATCAACGTCCGAGTTAAACCCAAAGACGGTGATTGACTGATGCCAAGAAATCTGGCCGCGAGCAACCTGAAGTTCAAACGGCTCATAACGGCCAGACTGTGTGATTGACCAAGCTGTAACAGCCATTTTTAGCTCCTCTTGCCAGCCCGTGCGGCGGCCACATTATCGACTAAGTTAGGGTAAGGACGCCCAGCAGCTCTCGCCTTGGCTTTGGCCGACTGAACTTGCTTGCGGCTAAGGCTCTTTTCCTTAGCATCTTTGGGTGCGTCTTTCTCCCAGAATGGCTTGTCCATTTTAGCAATCCCACTTCCGGAGAGACTTGTTGATTCGGCTGTTCGGATCGGCGGCGGTGGCCGAACCAGTCAACTTACGCTTCATACCAGTCATCCGCTCGCAAAAGGACTTGCGACGAGAGGCGGCAGCGTCGGACTTTTGGGCCTGTTCACGAGAGACAGGTGGTTTCAGATTATGGCCTTCAGCTTTAGCGGAGGCTCTGCCCTTGGCGTTCAGCCCGCCTTCAGGATTCTTGCCTTCTGATCTGGTCCACGCGGGGCTTCTAGCCATGTTCGCCTCTCTTATAGAAACGGGGGCACAATGGCCCCCGTAACACGCTGTACTGATCGGGGAGATCAATAATGCGAAGACTTGGCGCGTGGCGAACCAGCAGCCGCCGACGACATCACGCCGCCACCCGACTTGCGGGGCTTGCGACCAGCATGGGCTTCGGACATAACGCCCTCAACCATGCCAGCATGCTTGGCCTTACCGCCACGCTTGAAGCCGTCGTTGCCCTTCATCATTTCCGAAGCAACCTTGCTCTTACCACCGGAGTAGGCGGTGTGAGACATTTTGCCTGTCTTGGGAGCCTTACCCTTCATGACATTCTCCTATTAAGCGTTTGCCGCTTGGATGTAAGTGACGACGAGACGACCAGTACCCGGAATGGTATCCGGCGCACCGGACCTAACCCAGATTACCTCATCGGTTGTCCCTGTATTAACCCAGTTGCCTGTGCGCGTGGCATCAGTTCCGGGATTAAGAGCCAAGATGCCAACAGCATTAGCATTCGTTGCAGCAACGAGTTCCGTTGCAGTTGCCGAACTACCAACACTGACGGTATAGGTCGTCGTCGCGCTTGACCACGCGATGGTGACAAACAGCTCAATGTCGATGATGGTGCTGTTTGCGGGGATAACAATACTCGTGGCCGAAGCGGTCGCAGACTGCGTGATGGCAGCAGTTTGAGAAGCAACAAGAGTGCCGACGTTGCGAATATTACCGACAGTAGCGCCGGTCGTGTTCAAAACGTTGCCAGCCTTGACCGGGCCAGTGAAAGTGGTTGTTCCCATGGGAACCTCCTGCACGATGCGTTCACGTTGTCTGTGCAGAGTCCGCTAGGTCGGTCAACGTGAACAAGAAGGCCTAGATAAAAAGGCGGGGTTGTTACACCCCGCCCTCATTATATTACGACGGGAACGAACCGTAGATCGAACGCCAGTTGTAGTAGCCGAAGCTGTAGCGCTCGTAAGCCTTAACCAGAAGGTTATCGGTCACGAAGTCGACCTGCATGTCGGTCTCGAACTTGATGCGCTGCATGTACGACAGACCATCAATGTTCGTCAGGAGGAACCACGCAGAAGACGAGGTCAAGAAGTCGTTGACCATGTAGCCTTCCGGCAGACCGCCAGCCGTCATCATGATGGCGTTGACGTCGTTGTCGGCAGTACCCGGACGCAGTTCCGTCTTCGTCAGACGGATAGCAACGGGTTCGAGAGCCGGGGGAACGATCAGCTTACGACCACGGGCGAAGACCTTGAGGCCAGCCTGATCCTTGAAGTTCGTACGGATGGCGATCATCGCGTTCAACAGGGTCGACTCATTGAGTTCAACCGTGTTGTAGTTCGAGATCACGCCACCGTCGATCGGATGCGAGGCCGAAACAAGGGCGACACCGTCACCAGCAACCGACGCATTGTACGTCGTTGCAGTGTTGAGGACGTTCGCGCCGTAGATTTCCTTCGTCTGCTGGAACGACTCGATAAGGCCGAGGTTCGACGGAGCGAACTGGGTCTTATAGAGGTTGTCGTCGATCGCCTTGCGAGTGATCGCATAACCAAGGCCAATTTCAGTGTGCTCTTGGTTGTAGATGTAACGCTCACCAGCGCTGTTATCGAATGCCGTCTGGCCGCCTTCAGTCTTCAACTGGGCGAGGCCAAGGAAGCGCATCTCAGCGGTGCGTTCCAGAGCCATCTTCGATTCATGCTTGGTGAAGATTTTGTCGTACTGAGATGGGATCATCTCGTACTTGCCTTCAACCCCACGGAGACCGGGGAGGAGAAGGTCTTTGATGGCAGAAAGATTAACAGCCATTGGTCCTTACTCCTTAAATGCCGGTCTGGTTCTTCGTGGTGACGTTGTTGAACGCCACGATCACGTAGTTCGACGTGGCAATTTCAGTGCCATTCGAACCCGGAGGATCGGTCACGAGAGAAACGATGCGGAAGGGGAGCGTAGCCGTTGTGGGGCCAACGCCAGAGAGAGTGGCAGCCGAAATGCCACTGAGGGTGTTGCCAGAGCCGATGGTGTAACCAGCAGTTGCACCAACGTCAGCCTGAACAATACCACCCGAGATGGACGAAGCAGCCTGCACGATGAACTTAGCATTCGGATCATTGATGACGTAGCCAACAATCGTGCCCGAAGCCGGGTCAGTACCACCGGGGTAGTAGTTCGACCAGACCTTGCGCTTCTGCGAGGTCGAAAGATACTCGCAGCCGACGAAGATGCCAGCGATACCGGCAGCAGCGGTCGTGCCGTCGCCCTGAGCAATCGTGCCATCGGCAACGGGCTCAACGGGGTCACCGAAGAAAATGTTGGTCGTGTTGTAACCGATTACAGCTTCAACCTGCTCGTATGTCGGAGCAGAGCCTGTGCCGCTGTACTGACGGAAACCGAAAGGCGCATTGGTATTTGCCATGACGGAATCTCCTTTATCAGGAGGCTCTATCATCGCACAGACGGGGCGACTAAGAACCGGGGTTTATTTTTAATCTCCGCAGCGGGGGAGACCAACTGAATATTAACAGAATCCGAAATACTTGTCAAGGGAAGTATTTCTACTCCCCTTGACAGTGCCTGAGTACTTACTCAGGAATCTGCATAGGCTCATAACCCTTTTTGATTTTCGGGCTGACGCGCGGGTCATCACGAGACAACGTGCCATCCGGAGTACCGGCGAGCTGCGCCTCTTTTGCACGAACCTGACCGCGAGCACGACGCTGTTCAATAGCGCGAGCTTCTTCGACCAGCTCCGTCGGGCGCTCCATGAGGATCATGCCTTTGCGCTCGACTGATTCATAAGTGTTGCCGGTCGGCATCATCTCTGGATGACGAGTAGCCGGAACGGGTTCCCAGCCCTTACGCAGAAGGTCCGTCATGTGAGCGGGGTCTTCCTGACCCATCACTGACTTGCGCTTCCACTCGTATGTCCAGCCATCGGGGGCCGGGGGCAGCGGGAACTGGTTCGTACCATCGTCCATATCGCCAAGATGACCACGGACTTCTGCCGCACGGCGGGCGGCGCGGGCGCGGGGGTCTTCTTCGTTGGTCATTGCACCACGGAGATCGGGGCGCATATCGGGCTTTTTGCTGGATGTTACCATGATCTTGGTCCTTAGTTAGGAAGCTTACCTTCTTTGATGAGCATAAGCTTGTTCTTAGCATACTCTTGCTCAGTCATACCCATCATCTGCGCCATTTCACGCTCCGCCGAATTCAGGCGAATCGTGTTGGGGCGAGTGGTGGTTGTAGAAGGTGCTTGACGAGA